GTGAGTAACAAGCTTTCGACACTTCGTTACTCACAACCTATGCTAAATGATAGCAAGATCAAACAATTAAAACCAAGAGATAAAATGTACAGGATGGCAGATCATTCTGGACTATGTATTGAAGTGCGTCCGAATGGATCAAAGCACTGGCGTTTTCGTTATCGTTTTCTCGGGAAAGCATCAATGTTAAGTCTCGGTGAATACCCGATTGTAAGCCTAGCTACAGCACGTCAAAAAACCATAGATCAAAAAACACTATTGGATCAGAATATTGATCCAGCTAAATATCGAATTGAGGAAAAGGAACAAGCTAAACTTAAGTCAGAATCTACATTTAAGGATATTGCTCTTGAGTGGTATGAGGTAAAGAAAAATAAAAGATCTGAATCATTTAGGCTTACCGTAGAGAAAGCTTTTGCGCGTGATTTATTCCCTGCGTTTGGTGGTAAAGATTTAAAAACAATTACTCCGCATGATGTACTTAGAATGCAAAAAGATACGATTAAGCGCGTATCTAAGCAGATGAATCATGGTACTGGTGAAAGCACGGCTATTCGAAATCGTCAACTTGTGAATTCAATCTTTAACTACGCTATCGCCAATCTGCGCTGCGAAAGCAATCCAGCAATATCACTTGGCCAAACTGTTGAGCGCCCTCCAAAGCAAACCGCTAGACCTTTAACGAGTGATGAAAAATCACGTTTTAACAGTGCGCTAAAAAACAGTCGATCTACTGAAATGGTTAAAAATTCCATACTCCTTTTATTGTATTCAATGATGCGATCAATTGAAGTTTGTCGCTTGCGTTGGGAGTGGATTGATCTTGAAAATAGATTAATCACTATACCACCAGCAACAAAAGAGCAGCTGGATCAAGGTGAGCGAAATATCAAAATGAACAGAACTCATTTGGTGCCAATTAGTGATCAAATTTTTAAAATCTTAGAGAGTCAAAAACTACAATCTAATGATGAATATGTGTTTTGCTCAGTCTTTAATAAATCAAAAATAATGAACAAAACCACTATAAATCGAGCGCTTGGATCTATGGGTTTTGAGTTTACAGCACACGACTTTCGAGCTACAGCATCAACATTACTTCATGAGTCAGGTTATAGCTCTGAATGGATAGAATTACAGCTTGCTCATGTGGATAAAAATGCGGTTCGTGGCACATATAATCACGCTCAAAATTTAGAAGAGCGTAGAAAAATGATGCAAGATTGGGCTGATATGGTTGATAGTTGGTGAGGTGAATCCATGATCGTCATGAAGAAAAATAAAAAGTATCTCTCCTATGTAAAACAAGAAGAGGGTCTTGATTATTGGGAATTATCAGAAGTGAATTTTGTAGATCGATCGGGTTGGCATTGGACCAGTGATTATGAGAAAGCCAAGTATTTTATGAGTAAAAGAGATGCTGATATTTTTCTAGCTAAGAAGAAAGGCGAATTTTGGGAAGGTGTGGAGATAGTTAATGAGTGATTTAAAGAAGCCCTCACATGAGGGCTTTTACAATTGCACCATGACGTGCTTTGCAATCATTATATTTAGCAACCGTATCAACAGACCAAAGCATTAAAGCTTTACCCTGCCCCGACTCAAGTTGTTGCAGATCTGCGCACGGCTCAAGGAGGTTTGCTGGCACCGCTGGCGATAAGTGAATTGAGTTGCTGCAGCCCATTGCTGTCAAAGCAGTCGTTGCGATACACAGGCCGCTCAATGATTTTTTGAACTTCACGTGTGACTGTTTCTGTTTTAATGCGCTGTTCTGATTTAAGTGTTTCATAATCTGCACTTACCTGATTGATTAGATTTTGTTTTTCAGCCAAAGCTTTTAGATGCTTCTGCTCAATTTCTTGGATTTTTGCATTACATTGCTCACTAGCTACACGAAGCTTTTTTGATAAGTGATTTGTGTATGCAATTTGCCCCACATATAAAACAAAAAAGACCGCAATTGCGATCCATGTCTTATATTTCCAAAGTAATAATGGCACTATTGCGCTCCTATGCATTTTTGATGACGCTCTAATTGTCGAATCCAAACGCCATAGCAATTGTTTGAGCGAATGGAACAGTCCCGCTTAGCTACATATTTCCATTTCAGCAATGAGTTACATGCCTGCACATATTTCCCTTGCTTTAAGTTGCGTAGCATTGAAGATGAGCGCCAGTTTGCAGCACCAAAGTTGTATGAAAAATCTAGGTACACATCGTATTCAACTTGCGAAAGTTTCACGCCTTCAAGTGACTTTCGAAAAACAACCTCATCTTTAGACACGTGCGCTTTTGCCCATTCTTGTGCGGTCTTGCGCGTGATTGGTGGATCAGTCATTTTGATTGGCTTACCATCTGGTTTGGTTGTAGATCCAATGCCCTGTGTTACAACCCCACCACTGTCTTTATATGGTTTTGCTGAGTAGCCTTCATACTTTTCTAGACCCACAAAAAAAGCAGCCGAAGCTGCTAATCCATACGTCCAATACTTAGTCTTGTTTTGCATTGCATTCACCATTTAGTTTTCGCTTAGTTAGCTCGTGAATTTCTTTTTCGCGCTGATTTCGTTGCCATGAGAAATAAACATTAATAAGTAAGCCCAACACGGCAACGCCTATACCTACCCACCCCATCCAATCAATGCCCATAAAAAAACCGGCAAAGCTTGCTGCTCCACCGGTCACTGTTGCTTTTGATCCCAAAGCTGCAGCTGATGTTTCTGCCACCGCTGCTGTCGTTTCAGACATGTTACCCCCTAATTTTTAGGCAATAAAAAAGCACCATCAGGTGTTGTTTAATGTGAAAGTCTTAAATCTTTAATCCATCCCTTAAATCTGTAAGTTTTGTTGTTGTATTGCAGCCCTAAGTTAAAAATTTCTTTCGTTGAAAAATCTATTGATGATGCATAGCTACCATCAATAACGTCATCAATAAAACACGATACCACACCATTTTTTCGACTGAGCAAACAGTCGTGAAAAACCCCATCTAGCAAATATTTGTTGCCTTCGAACTTGTAACCACCTTGATAAAATTGAATTTTACCATTGTTACTTATCAGAATTTGCCAAGAATTTGACCCACCTGTGTAGTTATCAATCAAAACTTCAGTGCTTGGAGTTGAGCGATCTGACTTGAATTTAAAACTTAATTCAAAATCATGCGCACCCAATGTTGTTGATATATCATCAATTTTAAAAGCAAAACTATTAACAGTCCCATCAAAATAACAGCCATCGCTAGTAATATAAGAAGATGAGCCAAGTGTTAAAGATTTTCCTGTGATTAAGTCAACTGCGTCTTTTATTAATGGGTATCTGCAACTATATACAGTGTTATCAGTGTTCACTGATATTTGCTCACCAAGTTTTTCAACACCATTTTTCACAGAGCCAATTCGAATATAATATGTTTTTCCAATTTCAATATCAGTGTCTACATAACTCCTTGCTTCAGTAGATAAAATAGCTTTTGACGAAGGTAAGTTATTAATATCAATTGATGTTTCAGAGCAATAGTAGCGCTGCTCATCTACAAAGCCATCCAATTTCCAACTTATTTCTAAACGATTAGTCATCTTTAAACTCAACAGTTAAATCGTATGGTGCTGAATAAAAGCGTGATAATTCAACTATGTGTGTGAATGCTTGTAAGCACTCATAATTATCTCGAATTGATTTCAATGTGATTTCAATTGCAAATGTATTTGCTTGCATTGCACTTACAGCAAAAGTGTATGAATTAAGCTGACCGACATTGATGCTTTGTGTTCTAAGTTCAATTTGATCTGCATCAAATTCAGTGATGATGAGCTGATAATTAACGCCATTTTCTAATGTCACGCCACCATCAAAATACCCTAAAATTTCACCGCCAGTTTGCTGAGTGCGATTGCGATCAACCCAAGTCAAAACAAGATCCGTTTCAATTTCTTCAGGCCAGTATTCACCGTTAATTTTTACATTCGCTGGTGGATATGGTCTAACTGCTCTCGCATTCATTTCAATAGCAATCGCACCCTTGTTTTCAAGCATGCCAGATGGGGTTGTGGTGAGTGCTGAGATCAAAACTTCTTCACCCGCGATGTATTCTACTGAGTCAAAAGCCACATCATTTCCGCAAAAATAGAGCTTTGTATTGACACCCCAAGCCTGCGGCAATGAATCGAGTGCACCACGTTTTACGCTTACGACACCTGTGTATGCATCAACACCTTGAAAGACCATCCATTCGCCCGGCGTACCAATCCAGTCGCTACCGCATTTAATCAGAGTGCCAATTGGCAGCCCTGCGATTGCCGCACTATCTTTAACTGTGAATGTTGTCGAAGTTCTAGAAATCATCTGATCAAGATCGGCCACGGGTTCGTAGTTGATTGTTGCAGCACGCACCCATTCTTCACCCTCAACCCCGTTGTGCGTCATCATCACAGCGTAAAGAGAATTTGATTGCGGCTTTTCAGCGACTACCGCGGCTAAACCAAAGTTATTTTCATAACTGAGCTCTTCATCAACTTGACGCTGACCGAGTGCCATCACTGCCAAATAATATGGCATTTCAAACGGTTCGTACTGACAAGCAAGTGGTGGTTGTGGTGCGATGTCAATCGGCTCATCAATCACGATATCTGATGATAAATTACTTGAATGTGGAACAACTTCGACAAAATCAATTGATACATCAGTACCAGTACCAAGATTGATTTTCATGATTCTGACTGTAATTGTGCCCTGCCATTTTCGTGGCCAAGCCAATTTCAGTAAGTCATAACGATTCCATTTTCGCGCATTGTACTCAGCAGCTGTGAAAGAACCCTTCCACACCGGTGATGATATTTGCTTCAATTTCCACTGCGCAACGACTGCAGCATTACGCTGATTCATAAAGTATGGAAAGGCAGCATCCTCAGCATTTACGCGCCCATTTAAATTGCGAATTGATGCGTTTTCGACAATTGAAAAAGACGAGTCTTTAATTGCGTCGCGATTGTAATAGCTCACATTGAGTTGATTGATCGCTTCATCTGCATTTGCAACTTCGAGTGACATGCTCTTGATCTTATTAACTGAAAGCGTGTGAATTTCACTTTCTTCAAACCAGTCATCACGAAACAAAACCATCTCATACAAGCCGGTTTGACGGTTTACTCGCACACCAGCTTCGATATGCCCGCACAATTCGTTGATTGCTTCTAAACATGATTTTTCAGTAATTGACCAAGAAATTCCAAAGCCCTCATCCCAAATTCTGTCTGCTGCTTTCATGAAATTCACATCATTTACATCAGATTCCGGCTTATTCATTGCTGTGTCGTCAGTGAGAATTTCACGGATTTTGTGAATTGGGTTGATGTCTCCAGATTTGAGATCTGAAAATGCAATTGGTTCAAAATAATAAGGGTGGATAACTAGGCGTAATGAGACTCCTGAGTTCGCCGGTGAATATCTCTCCACTTCTAGTGAAAATATACCCTTACTATTCGTTGCCTCAATCTGAATCGTTAAATATTTTTCATAATCAATTTCTGATTGACTTATTACTCTAAATCTTCCTCCCGACCACTTGATTGATTTAAAATCAGCACCCCAATAACTTAATGTTAAATTTATTGTTAGCCAGCCTACTTGACCAGTAAAATCATACACAGCACTAACTTTGCCGTATTCTCTAGTTCCACTAATTGTTGAGTGATTGAAAATAATGATGTGATTGTTATCGTGAAAAACCGAAGAAATAGAGTGGCGTGTTTCATCTTCTATTGATGAATATATTTCATAGTTTACATCCTCTTTATACCTCCAATTTGGATCGAAGTTATTATTTGCTTCATTGTTACTAGTGTTTATTTCCGCTTTCTCGTCATACCATTGTGACCTACCATCATTTCGCACATGAATGCGCTTCGGCCACAGTAGCATCTCTTTCATGTAGCCTGAGTTGCCGAGATAAAAATCTTTAAATGCTAGATATGATTGATACGGATATGCAAGCGGCGGCAAATCATTTTCTGCTAAATAACTGCTATAAAAATCTACAGGATCAGGGTTTTCAGTGCCATAACGCGCATGAATTTTCCCTGCAACACCGCCTTCATTTTCGCCATATAAATTTGGTAGTTTAACTTCGCCAATACTCAATGGATTTTTTTGCTCATCAATGAGTGGAGTTTGCCATCCTCGTTTATCAAAATTAATCCCGAGAACTTTTTCAATTGGATTGCCAATAAATAAAAGGAAATTGGCAAAATAGCGATACCCTGTTACTTGCTTACTGCTTCCGCCCATTTGCCACCTCTACAACCTGCATTGCCATTGCATCATTCGTTTTGATAAAGTCCTGAGCGTCACGCCCATTCTTAAGAAAATCCTGCCAATCCCAACCTTGAGCCAAAAAAAATGCCCGCGATCCGCGAGCACACATTTTGGCTTTCCGTAAATCCGAGATATAAATTTTCATTTCTTTCCACCTTTGCTTTTGATTGCAGTGGTTTTTTGACCCCAAATATGCGTGATGTTCCCATACATGTGTGGGCTGCCTGCAATATCACTAAATGAAGTGCCTTCATCAGCAATTGTTCCATCAAGCTGATTTGGTTTTTGCTGGTTTTTTTTCTGCTGCTTTCGCATTTGCAAGAAGTTGTAAACGCCAACAGCAACAGAAATCACAGCCGAGATAATCATCCCAACAATTATGGGCGCAATGGCTTTTGTATGCTGAATCTGAGAAACGTCGTAATGAGCTATGATGTGTTGTATATCCATGCTTTAACTCACTTAATTAACTGTGTTTCCAATGGGTTTTGGCTAGGTATGAATGGATGCCCTGCAAAATTCAGGCTGTTATTGAGTTTTTCATGACAGGTTTTTAATGACTGATCACAACCTGGTGCAACACGAACCACATCACCAACTTTTAATCCCACATGTTGACGATATAGCGATAGAGAACTTCCACCGCCCGCCGTGATTGTGGTGTAAACACCATCTTTCACTAACAAGCCTAAATTCAACCATCCAGCAGGATATGCTTTAGTCTCCATAACAGTAGCACCATCTTCAAAAGTTGGATTGCCTTGGCCATCTAAAACAGGTTGACCTAGTTCATCTAAAACAGGGATTTGTTCAAATACTGGATTACCCTGCTCATCGAGCACCTGTGTTGGTACCACGCTGAAACCAACAGCTAAGCCCGATACCGCTGTGACCACTACTTCAAATGACAGCTTCTCAAAATCCAAACCACACCAACGGTCATAGATTGAATTCGGACACGAAGACTGAAATTTGCGCGTCAAAATATTGCGATTTAAGTACGATTCACCTGTTTCACATACCAGTGTTAGCGTGTCTGCATCTTCATCAAATTTCGGCTGCGTCACACGACCCTTATGCAGTACCAGCGTTTCGTTTTGATATAGCTCAAGGATTGTGACAGTTACCCCGCCATAAAAGATTTTCCCTGCAAATACTGCAGCAAGGTTTTCACCTTCCGCATTTAATAAGCTCATTTGCGGAAGTGTAACTTCGGTATCACATTTATCAATGCTTTCGTCTTCAATCGCAGTACGTGAAATGCCGCGAATTGGCAGATATTCAATACCTGCATGCATGATTACTTTGCGCTGATTGGTGAAATACCAGGTGCGGGTACCATGCTTAAATTGATAGAGTTCCGCTCTCGTTTTCATGATGAAAGCTCCACGATTGGCACAGTGACTTGCGTTTTATGTGCACCTAAAAATTGAAATTCAATCTGGTCAGCATCAAGCCGATGCAGGCCTAAATAGCAAATGGTTTGGATGTTGCTGCGTTGAGCATTGATTGCTGGCGATACAGTGAGTGAACCGCCTGTTTTTGCAGTAATCGTGTGTGCTGTCCAAGTACCGTCTTTGCGCTTGACCGCAAGATGCTTTCGATCCGCTTCAAGCAAATATTTTGTATTTGTGCTCAGTGAAGTTGTAATGTTGCCAGTATTGAGAATATTCAAATGCTTCTCATATAGCGGCATCCAAAATGCCTGAAAACGCCCCATTCGACGAAATAAAAACTTGCGATACTCCGTGTATTGGTTCCAGTCACGTAGTAACGACTTAAATGGTTTTAAATATCGTGGCTTAGCCCAATGCGTAAAATCTTGAAAGCCACCAACATCACCATCGACAATATTTTGATGCTGCGTCAGTGTCATTTCCAAAGAATTGCCATCCAACAACAACGGCTTGAAGTAAATATCATCACCAAGGAATTGCTCAGGCACATCAGCTTCAAATTCAGGCGAATCCTCTGCAATCACACGAAAAGCCACACTTGAGCTAGACCAAAAACCGCCAGTGTTGATTGAAGCATCACCATCAATGATGCAGATCCGTAGCGGCATGATTGATGCATTGGTTGCTGTCACATTAGCTGCAAGTCGGAAGCCGTCCTGATACTCAGTAATCAACTCTTGAATGATTTCTTGTGTTTCAGGATCTCGAATTTCTTCTTGCACAATGATGTAGCGACCTATGCTCACAATCTCAGAAGCTTGAGTGCCTTCAGAACTTTCAAGCAAAATAAAACCGACCCTAAGGTCGGCTTGGTGTGCTGTCGTGTTCATGATAATGAAGTCGCTATCTTCAAGATTTGGAATAATCTGTCGAAACTGCTGCAGTGGAATACCCCACTGTTTACGCAAATTTGCATAGAGCATGTGAAACATATCACCCATGGCTTTACGCATATTCACATAGTTAAAGCTCAAGATTTGACGCGGTGCATCACGCTGAATGTATCGAATTTCACTACCATCATATGATTCATGCACCTCGGTTTTAAACTCAAGACGTTCAGTAGAATCAAGCAGAGGGCAATTTGTTAATACATGTACTTCGCCATATTTGGTTTGTATTTTCATTTTGTCCTCGAATTTTAGGTAATAAAAAACCGCCTCGATGGGCGGTTATTAATTTTAGGTCAAGCTTCTTTGACTTGGCTTGAGAAATACTTTACCTCAATATTGGTAATCAATTCAAAAATTCTATTCTTTTCAGACTTCATAATCATAAGATTGGTAGTTTTAAAATCATCACCCAGTCGATAATCTGCATGGACTCGGACATCGTGCAAGGCCTTTAATTTTAAATTGATTTTTTGAAAATCCTTATCATTGTAGTGGTCGCTTAAGAGCTCACAACAAACTCTTAATGTTTGGTGTGTGCTGCCTCCACTAGACTTAATAAATGATGAAAACCTACGTTTCAACCATTCTCCAACCAAATGAAATAAATGATAATAATGTTTGCTGCAACTTGATCGCAACAAGTTTTCAGCACTCACATTACTTAAATCATTTTCTTCTAAAGCAGTAGCAAGGTCTTCAATTTCCCTAATAATCACTTTTATCGCCCCAGTTACTGCAAACCAAAATATGAAATAATTTTATCTTCATTTGATCCAACTTTTACATTTCTTTCTTTGTAAAAATCAATCAATTGATCTTGTAAATAATCATTTATATCACTAATAAATTCAAATGGGTCTTCTAAAAGTTTTGAATCTATATTTAGTCTTAGTGTAAAGGTTTGCCTAATTTCATCATAATTAGTAAAAATCTCATATTCACTAGGCAGGGTGAAAAATTGATAGAAAGCTCTGGCCATTAGATTTTTTAAACTTCTAAAATATTCAGTAGAAACACCGAATTGATTCAGCATTAAAATTACGTCATACATATCTTTAATATCTGCATTATTCTCCTCAGTTAATTTTTTTGAGCAATATGAGGATTCAAGAGCAGCATTAAGATGACCTACATAACAATAATCTGTAAATCGCTTGACAGCATCATTAAATACATTTTTATCATTTGGATGTTCCTTAACCAAGTTAAGATAAATATTTACAGCTTCCTCTTGGTCGCCGTAAATAAATAGGCTGTTCGCATAATGGTATGATTCAAATAAACCAAAACCCGATTTTTCGTATGCCTTCTTAAATTCATTCAATGCTAAATCAAAATTGTTTTCATAAACATAAATTGCTCCCAATCCAGTGTGAGCATCTATAGGTTCTTTGGGTATTAAATCTAACATAGCTTTTTTATAGCTAGCTTTTATTTTTCCTGTGGAACCAAATGGCTTTAAATCTTTTAATCCAGGAACACCAAATAAGGCAAAAACCTCATTAAGTTTTGTCGCAGGTAAAAGTGCAGACATGTAGTGGGCCCCATACAAGCAGATTTTAATTTTCCCAGAAGTATACTTTATATTTGTTCAATATCTAAGAATTTTTCATAAGTTTAAGACAAAAGCCCACCGAAGTGGGCCAATTAAAGAATTGATAGTTCAATTTACTTTTGCTCAAATTTTCCCATACTAAATGCATCTACAGAATCTAAGTCCACTGTAATTAATGTGCCACCAGTAGTTGGTATTTGGTTTCCGCCAGAAAAGTATTTTGCATTTTTAAGATATAAAGTTGGCTCAAACTCATGATCTGGTTCAATCCCCTCCACATCGTTTAGGTTGTGTTCTTTGGCTGTTTGAATCAACTTATCCTGTAAAGCCTTTAAGCTTTCGTTGCCTTCCTCATCAAAGAAAGATCCTTTTGATATTAGATCCCCACTTATTAACATCCCATTAACTACTAATGTAATACCAATACCTGTACTCGTTTTACCCTTGCTTGCACAAACCACCGATGCTAAAGTTTCTAAATAAATATTTTTCACACACCCTCTCAATTACTTATAAAAATTAAGGTTTTAACATACCATTTCTCTTTAAATGGTACATAACAATTTTTTCTCCATCGCGTCCATACATTTGATTCATCATGTCATCTCGATCATCAAAAATTCCGACACGAATGTTACTTTCAATTGGTTGTGGGCTCGCCGCTTGAGCCTTTACATTGGCCTGAGCCTGCCGTTCTGCTTGCACGTTTGCGCCACGTTCAATCGCATCCACAGTTCCCATGCCTACACGGTAGGTGTCTTTAGGGGTAACTAGGCCGCCGTCCGAATACCCTTTAGGCGGCTGAGATGTTCGCATAGCTTCAACAACATTCACACCACCCCAACGCTTGATATCCTCTTGCGACCAAACCACCTCTCCTTTATGTACAATGCCCGCTGGATCAAACTTACCACCTATGCCAGTGAACCCCCCAGTGGCAAAACTCCCCATAGAAACATTTTTAATACTTGCTGCTTGAGTAACCTGTAATGCCGCTGCCGCCGCACCGATTGCTGGAGCAATATAAGGACCAATGTAAGGAGTGCCAACAACCGCATCATAAGCTTTTGAGTATGCTTGAGGGATATTCAACATAGCTTGTGCTACAGCAAAAGCCTTCTGTGCTGCAAACAACACAGCATATGTTTTAGAGTTTTCATCCACCAGTTCAGCAAAACCACCAAACATCCCCTCCATATAACTTGCTGTGGACTTTGCTTGTAGTTGCAACTTGGCGTTCTGATACTCCTCTTCGTTAATTAAGTCGTTTTCACGAGCTTTTTGAAGTACCTCGAATTGCTGGATTAAAGGATTTTCCTCAAAACCCATTACACCCATATAGTCGCGCATAAGTGATTTTGTTAAATCGCTTTCATCTTGTTTTTGATTAAACTGAGATGCAGACAACCTACGAACCTTTTCATCGCTAGAAATACCAGCTGTCTTGGCTATCTCCTCTCGCTCCAGCTCATAGCGCTTTCTAATAGCATCCATTTCTGAATACATCGCCTGTTCAGCTTGGAAGATGCGCTGCTCTTTGGCAAGTTTGATGAGGCCGAGTTCGTGTTGGTATTGATTTTCGAGCGCATTAATGGCGATCTCTTTATTTTTCTCGGTTATTTCCGAATTTTGATGAAGTTGTAAGTTTTTTATATCGTAAGAGTATTTAAGCTTTTGCTCTTCACTCATTTGAAATTCATTAATTTCAAATTGTAGCTGAGATAAATAAATTTGCTTTTCATAATATGCGCGCTTATTTGCTGCCTCCAAGAATGGTTCCGGATTGGCAAAATTCGCCTTACGAATTTCATTTATTTCTTTGGATAGACTTAATTCAATCTGCTTCTCTCTATCAGCATAAGCATAAATGTATTGCTCTCTTAGATTGCGTTGCTCTTCATCTGCGCGATCCGCTTCTTTAGCATCTTTTTTTTGCTGTGATAAAGCTGCTCTCGATGCCTTAGATGATCCTCTTTTAGCATTGGCAATTGCATCCTCTGAGGCTTGCAGTTTCTTATTTGCCGCGATATTCATATCAATAATTTGAATATCTTTTGCTGAAACCTTCCCTCCATTTTCAAAGGCTGCTTGTGATGCCATTTTTGCACGCTCAATCTCCCATCCCTTGGCGATTAGCTTGTTGGTCATAATGGTTTGTGCAGCACCTTTCTGTAGATTTGAAATGTACTTAGACTGTGCGTCTGCCGCGGCATTTGCTGCATCAGCATTGTTATACATTGCATTGGTATTATCGTTTACTTTGCCAACGGCATTAGATGCAGCATTACCAGATAAAGTTACTTGCTGACCTAGAGTTTTTTGAGCATCTGCATTTTGCTGTGCTTTAACTCTAGCCTCCTCGTAACTCTTAATTAAATCCAAACCTTGGGATTTTTGCTCAGGTGTTAATAGTTTTAGTTTGTTCAATCTCTCGATAGCATCAGCTTGTGACATCAATCCTTTGTGCACCTGATCTGAGATTTCACGGACCTCTTTATTGCCAGCATTCGCGTTTTTAACTGTGCGAATAAAGCCATTAAACGACAAGTTCAACTTATTCAATTTGTCGTTCTGGTCTTCAAATGATGCCGCCAAATCATCTTTAGCAACATCAAGCTGAACACCTTTTAGAGCTAAAAGTTCTTCTTTGGTCTTCTCAGCTACCTTGCCTTGTTCTTCAAGTTTTGCATTTGCTTCTGCTGTGCGTTTTTGAAGATACATGTATCCTGCAGTTAATGCAGCCACACCGATTGTGATTGCAACAATTGGGCCGCCAACCAAACCAAGCAACATAGCTCCGCGTGAACGGCTAGCATTTAGTGCATTTTCAGCAGCAGTTTGAGTGACTACGGCTGCTGTGCTCTGCTTAATGGCGATGTTGTGTGCAATTTCAGCTTGAGTCAATCGCATGGTTGCTGCTGCACGTGCTTGGCGCGTTGTGGCGCTATTAAGCTCCTGACGAGCTAGATTGATCTCAGTAAGTGCTAATGCTGCTACTTGACGAGTACGTTGCACCTCCACCGCAGCCAATTGAATCTGAGATTGCAGGGCTGCTGTATCTGCTGCGCGACGTTCCAGAGTAGCAGAGATTGTTCCGCGAATAGCCACTGCTTGAGCAAGAATGGTCTTGGTTAGCAAAGCCACACCGCCAACCACCGCAATGCCTGCAATAGCATCAAGATTGTTAGCTAGTATTTGAATGCCACTAGCTAAGGTTGTTGCAGCACCCGAAGCTTTACCAGCTTCACCTGTAAATTTAGTGACTTCATTGCTTAGCAGCTGAAGCGACTGACCTATTGTTACATCGGTTTTTGCAAATAATTCATCTACTGATTGCTTTGATTTTGTTAGTGCATCAACAAGGACTTCACCAGTGATTTTTCCCTCAGCAGCAACAGAGCGAAGTTGACCAACTGTAATTCCCATACCCTGAGCAATTGCTTTGGCTAAAGCTGGCGTTTGTTCAAGAATCGAGTTGAGCTCTTCACCACGCAATGTACCAGAGGCCAACGCTTGACCAAATTGGGTTAATGCTGCTTCAGCTGCTTGAGTGCTTGCACCTGAAATTGCAACAGCTTTCGAAACTGTTTCTGTTAATTCGGCTGTTTTAGCCATATCAATTTTTAGTGTTTTCGCATTATCACTAAAGCGCTGATAAACCTGAATCACAGAATCCCATGATTGGTAGGACTTTTGAGCAATAACGAAAGTATCACTCATTGCTAGATTTAATTGCTCTTGTGACTCTGTAACTAGTTTCAACCTATTTTGCATGCCAGTATAGGCATCCATTTTTGCTACTGCCGCACCAACAGTTAGTAGTCCTGCCATGTGCCCAGCAAGTTGACGTGTAGCTACAGACACACTATCCATAGAGCGCGACGCGTGTGTACCGTTTCTATCAATATTTTCAAGCTCTCTACCAATGGCTTGTGCGTTGCGTAAAGCATTGCGGGAGTCAATCTCAATCACTAAACGGCTTAGTTGTGTGGTCATTTTGCTTTCCTGCAGGCAATAAAAAACCCCGCATAAAGCGAGGTTGGTTTGATTGTATTGACTAGAGCTTTTTGTACTCTTCTAGCATTTCATTGTATTTTTCAGTAAATCCAGTTAAGTCGGTTTCACCATCTTGATTATATTCATAAGGCCATTCTTTATATCGTGTGTAAGCAACTTTCCCTTTTTTCATTTGCTCAATAACTTTTTGCGGGGTGTTGCTTGATCCCTCATAGCCATAAATTGGAGCATTGTTATCAATTTTTATGGCGCTCTGAGTGCGTGGAAAGTGATTTCGACCAATATAAACACTATGTCGCCCACCATGTATTCCCACTAATAGTGCATTATATGGCTTACTTAACGTGCAAGATTTAGTACCGCTAAACCTATCTTTTGTGCAATTTAAATTCCAGTCTTCAGGTTTTGGTTTTGTTGTGTATGTATTCTTATCCACAACAAAGTTTCTATATTCTGCATCAGGGTTTTCCATTGAACTTAAGATGGAATTTCCATCCCGGTCTTTTAGTGTGTAAAGGTCGTTAGCAAATGCGCTAGAGCCGCCCAGACTTAATAGCAATATAACAACCGATTTCATACCCACCCCAAATTTATAATTTAGAACAAGATACTAATTTTGCGGGCAAAAATAAACCGCCACTTGGGCGGTTTATTTTAATTTTCGGTTTTATTGAAATTCCTTAAAACCTTATAAGTGATACTCTGGTTGTTAGCATCCAGAACCTCTAAAAGAGCACCTTTATACCCGATTTGCTTAGACTCATTTAAATCATACTCAACATCATTGTTAAATGCTGGTCTTGCTAAGTTGCTCGAAAACTCACGATAACCAACATTGATCTTGTTACCAACTTTGCCACTATAAATCAAAGTTTGCTGAAATGAATTGTCGCTTGCAACACCAATAGATGTATGGGACGCAGAGTACTGATCGGTACAATTTTTTGCATTAAATACAGTAATAACACATAACTTCCCATCTAATCCCAACATTACAGCCTGAAATGGATCGGAAATCGCCGATCTCTGAACATTACCACCATTTGATATATTGTTGACTGCACTGTAGTAACTACCCTTCTGGTCTTGCCCTACTTTTTGATAATAGCCAGCAGACATTGTATAGGCGAAATTTACTTTGGTATTAGTAGGAATACTTAAAACCGCTCTATCCATCAACACGCCTTGTTCCAGCATTTTATCGCCAACATATGCTGTATTAACCGAATTAATAGGCGGCTTACTAACTTGCTTTGGAGTTGCTTGATAATTATAAGTTGGTGCAACACAACCAACCAAACCAAAACTAATAACCCCAGTAAAAAATATATTTCTCATGTGAACACCCTCTTATAAGAGCTCACAAGATACTAATTTATGTACAAAAAAACCACTCCGAAGAGTGGTCTTTTATTTATGCTTGGCGCTCTCTTAAAAAGTGGCGTCCCATACTTAAGGTGTCTGTACCATATAGAAGATCCAGAACACTATCAAAGCGCTTAGTAAACTCAGCAATGTCCATTGTTGGAAAGAATCCGTGCGGTAAAGGCATTGCGGTCAATACACCATTACGGGCACTCACATGCCATGAATCATATCGGGACTTGTTGAACTCTCGGCTAATCTGCTGTGCCACTTGAATGACCTCTTGTGGGTAAGGTAGAGCTTTAACTTCTTCTTTCTTGGCTCTCTGCTTCACTTCCATTTCGAGCAAATATTTAACTGCATCTTCAAAATGAATAGCCAGTAGCTCGTGATAAGAGTTAATCTTGAAATGGCGGTTGTGTCGTGTCCAGACCTGTGCGCGTAAACCTTGATTACCATTTACCTTGTGGTCAACGATTTTGTGCAGTGTGTCTTTTTGCTCAGGCGAAATAGTCTGACGATTACCAACCTTCCATTGTGTCGTCAGCATTTTATACGCACGAATTACAATTAAGTGAAACTTAGCAGAAATCCACATAGCGTATGAATAGACCAGATCCTCAACAACATAAGTTCCCGAGCTTGGTCCACCATGAAGTGTTTTAACAGCGAAGACCAAATCTGGTCTTTGGTTATTTTCACCAAGGCTCATATCTGAGACTTGGTCAATTTCTTGAATTAACTCTTGAGTTTGTTTATTTCTAATAAAGCGTGCGGGCTTGTGTTTTTCAAGACCACCACTCGCTTTATGAAGATCATTTAGGCAATAGCGCCCATCTTCATCTTGGCGTATTGAAAAGTTACCAATAACTAAAGGTTGGTTGTTTGGGTTTACAAAGTTTTGTGTTAAATTAGACATAGTTACTTCTCTTAGTAATGACATCAATTAAGCCCGTCCCGTCCAAGTTCTGGGCTTTTTTGTTGTCTGTTGATTTCATGCTTTCGCATTCTCGTTTTGATTTTTAAGCCACTCTTCAATAATGATGTTTAGTTGAGCTGTCATGGATCGACGGTTATTTACTGCCGCTTGCTTCAACTCCCCCACAATTTCATGAGGCATTCTTACGTTCACCTGTGTGTCATTTCTTGCCATTTCAACCTCCAATAAAGCACTTATGCTATATAGCATTTTTACTTTATAGCACTATTGATTTATTGTGTAAAGCACTTTTGCTATATATGATTGGGCTATTGTTGATTTGTGGTATATGAAAATGGCAAAGGATTATTCTCAGGTAAATTTTAGAATACCTACAAAACTAAAAGAGCAGATAGAAAAATCGGCAATTAATAATGAGCGCTCTATTACTGCTGAGCTGGTTGCGCGCTTAGAACAAAGCCTTATTTTGTATCCAGAAGACCACCCGATAAATATGACGCCAGAAGAATTACTACACCGCACTGCTCCACCCATTCCCAAAGAAGTTATTGGTGATGTTATTGAACTATTTGTGAAAAAGTTAGAAGACAATAATTTTACAATCGTTAAAAAAAACCAAGAAAAGTAAGTCAGCGCTGACTAAGTACCATATCTGGTGCTTTCTTCCACAGCCTCAATCCGAGGTTGTGTAATTTCTAAAACCTATCTACTTAATAAAAATATGAAATTTTCTTTTAATATTGATCTTGCTTTAATTATCACCGTTTTTACCGCATTTTTATTTTGGTGTGGTTATTGGTACAACTTTGGGTATGCAGAATACTTTGGCGTGCACATAAGTTTCTTTGAGTTATCCTTATCCACAACATTAGTCGATGGCATTGTTGTTGCACCTGACAGATTTTTAACGCTTCTAACTGCAATTCTCGTAATCTCTTTTTTTGCGGGCTACTCTCGTAAAGATGCAGAGTTTATTATGGGTGTTATTTTCACCACCGTTTTGTTTTTATTATATTTAGTAAGATTTAAATTTTATGATCAACATAAAAAGTTAAAGTATTTTCCAATTACGAGTCTGCAACTCACACCCTACCAGGTGGAATATATATTTAAAAAAAGGAAATCTCGCCCACTGTTCTGTGATTGCGATGCAGTGAAATTTTCTATAAAAAAACTTACTAAAAATAAAATTACTTATCAGCAAATAGCTAATTCCGCATATGGAGATAGCAGTCAAATTAATGGGGAAACAACCATATTTCGAATTGCCATCCACTACTTTGTACTTCTAATATTTGTTTATGCTTTTATTGCAATATTTTCTGCTGGGCAAAACCTACAAGCCGAGGGATTTAAAATTGCTGAACACAACCATAAAACAAATTTTAGTACAAATATTCCTAAGGAAACCAACTACACTAAATTTCCCGCATTCATCGAAAAAGGTCAAGAAAAGGTATCAGCTTACAAGCTTACAAATGTCTGTAATAAAAACTCATGCTTTGCTGTCAATTCAAAACGAAATGTAAAACTCTTTGAAATTAAGGATATAGTTATTCAAAATGGCCCAATAAAAAAAGCACCCTAAGGTGCTTTTCTTTTGGCATTAAAAACCGGCCAAGGCTGGTTGAAATTAGGCAGCTCGAGGCTTTAGCACTCTAAAAATTGCAATTGGTGTTATTCCAAATGATGTTTCTGGTCGCCCTACTAACTCTTTCATTAACTTAATAAGTGTAGAAATACCTTCTCTAATCTCGCTTTCTTTAGTATTAAATTTAAACTCATCGTGAGGCAGTGCATCTAGCACCCCTAAAACATACCATTTCCCAGCTAAAAACTCACCATGTTTAAAATTTAGATCGTGAGGACTACCAACCACCTCATCGCGATTCAGTGTCATCCATACTTCATGTGCGTAAGGTATGCCTGTATCTTCGTCAATACTACCATCATCAACCAATAATTTTGCCTCAAGGCTAAATGGCAGGCCCTTAAAAAAATCAATCATATCTTTCTGAATTGATTTTAAGGCAACACCTTCTTTCTTTGTCTTATTATCACTCATTAAATCTTTTATGTGGAAATTCAATGCTGGATTAAGCAACTCTTTGGCAACACCGATATCAGTTATACCTAAGCGCCCTTCGTAAAGAACAAGATTCCCTAACATACTAGGACTTAATTCCCTATGAATAAAACCAAGCTCATCAAGCCTATTAATCATTTCGCGAGGCATTGTAGGTAAACCATCATATACACTTTCAGATGCGGTATTAGCAGTATGATCGCTAGCCATCTTTCCACCGGCCACAGGAGGTAAACCTGCTGTGGCTTCTAATTTTCTGGAATCACTAATTTGACTAGTATTTTTAAGGGAGTTAAGAGCCCCTAAACCGTTTAATTGGGCGTAAAAAGATTTAATTTTAGGATTATCAAGGTAAAAGAAATCAAAGATTGATTCTATGTCTTGTGAGTCTTGCGCCACGGTCTATTTGCTCCTCAGCTTTTTTTCTGTGTTCATTATACTGAGCAACATTTTCCTGTATAGCTTTTTTATAAGATTCAACAGCCTCTGATAAAACTTTTGCAGATTCATCAAGGTTATTTTTTTGCTTATCGCTCTTAAACCTAAATGAGAAATTCATAAGGAAACTCCTTAGACAAAAATACCCTGTTATCAAAAGATAATAGGGTTCTTATCTAAGAATACTATTCCATAGAGAATATTCGGTCAATGTTTTTCGGTTACCACATGTAAGTCTAAATGAATACTCTTTTCTATAACAAGTGCGTTAAATATTGTCGCGGAATATCATCAAACTGGCTATTTATCAGCAAAAGAAACCAACTCACGTTAATTTCTCCCTCACCCTATCCAAAAACAGATTATCCAATGCAAATATGCACTCAACAAAGATATGCAGCTCACAAGGTGCTTCATACAACTCAAGATACGCATTGATATGGCTACCATCTAACGGCATAGTCACAGGATGATATGAGCGCCCACGTGCAATCACATTGAATGCACTCAAAATAGCGTGAGCGATATAACTAAACTCAGGCGCATCATCTAATTTTCGCCCTTGTTTATCGCGGATCTTCTTCTGAAAGTCGGTTAGTCCACCGTCTCCTGCGTGCCATTGGTAGAGCTTTGTGACTTTCCCAAAGTGTCGGCTTTCACTTGATCCGCTTCTAATTGGATCTTTTCAGCATGCGCTTTTACAAAGGCCCAAATTGCCACACCTATATCACCCATGTTTAACAACTTGGTGGCATTTTCAGGTGTATAAGGCTGCTCAGTTTCTTTGCCATTTTCACGGAAAGATACACCATCCCAGTCTTCAATAAGATGACAAGCAGCGGCTTCAAGTAATAATTCATGATAAAGCTTATCTTCACCACTGGCCGTAGATACTACATAACCTTTAGATGCGACCTGATTCTGTGCTCGTTCTAATGCAACACGATATGGTTTATATGCCTCACCACGAATCTTAAAGCGAGCCAATACGTTACCTTCAGCATCTTTGTATTCTTTCCAAAGAGATGTTTCTTTGCTTTTTTCAATTTCTACAACTAAGGTCATTTTCTTTTTCCAAAAATATAGCCCCTTTCGGGGCCTTAATTATGCTGTTGTGCGTGTAATTGTTGGTGCTTCTTTCACATGGCGGAATTCCATCGCCATAGTATGATCATTATTTTTATTGGTATCTGAAAGCCCTTCGTTATCAAGCTCCAGCTTCGTAAAATTGAAGCCGTATGCATTACCTTTTGAATCTTCCATGCCAATTTCAGATGTCATAGTTTCACGTGATTCAACGTAAGGAATCCATTCTTTTGATGTAGTTGTAAGAGCTAGTGTTACATTAAGGGTAATAGTGACATTGCCCTCTGTGTAGCGGTTTGGAATCAAACTACCGTTACCCAAACATGGCTTAGCAGTCAGATTGTTATTGATGGTGATAGTGAAGGACTCGGCACAAGCCGTTCCAACTGTGGACACACCACTAATTTTAAACTCATTCACGTTAATCGATGACATAAATGGAGTATCTGTAGCTGCAACAGGATTTACTACTGGTGTTGCAATTGGATTGCTATAGCCGGTTGCACTAATTGAAGCTGTGCCTGTGATTTTCCCTTCTGTGTCGCCTTGAATGGTCAGCTCACCAATTCGACAACCTGTGAAAACTTGGATAAACCCTACTTTTTTGTCGTGCTTAACAATTGTGTATGTTGGTAGTGTGTCACCACCAATTTCCAAAGTTGAAACACTTGGTGTGCCTGAATCAACAAATAAATTACCAGCAACACCTTCAAAAAACATATCTTGGCTTAAGGCGGATAATTCAAATTCAATGCTACCCGTTGCTTTGGCTGAACTTGCCACTGAACCTTGCTCAAAACGCGAACCTACAATCTCATCAGATTGTGTCATCGATACCGTCTTTTTGAGTGAGTCTGAGTTTCGACGCAACGTATGCCACACTGGCACCGCAGGCAAAGTATTAGGTGTTTCTTCTTTCGCAATGTGGATTACCACATCTGTGCCCTTTGACATAGTTGTCTCCTGAATTTAGGCATAAAAAAACCGCCCTAAAAGGACGGTTAAATAAGAATTTGGGTTTAGTTCACTACGTACGAAATATTCACGTTGTACTGGTAATAGAGCTCACCATGGGTACTTACATCAATAATAGAAGCCTCACGCAACTCCAAATCATCTTTTTTATGAAACTGCATATGTTCAGCCCACTTGTCAGCCATCTGAGAAAGCAAATCGGTACCGGTATTAAGTGGTGCAAATAACTGAATGAAGATAATGCCAGTTGTTCTCGTACTGGGTTTGCTGCCAATTTCAGCAATAAATGATCCAGCATTTTTAACAGTAACCTTAGCCCATATCTCATTTCCAGGCGGCTCAAACGTTTTGCCCTCATACAGAGGAGCGTTTGCTAACTGGATATATTCTTTCGGCATTTCGGTGAACGCACCAATATGGGCCAAGATAGCTCTCAAAGCCTGAGTATTTGTCATCATTTGTATTTCTCACTGACGTACTGGAATGCTAATGCATAGATGCCGTTTTTAGCCTGCTCACTATGTCCATTCTCAAGCCTTACCGCATACGAGAGATTGTTTTGAATGTACACACACGAACCCAAGTGGGCTTTCAGAATCTCTTTAGCACCATCATTGAAAACAACCTGATCCAGATTACCTTTTGATGATGTATTTCCAGTGCCCTCTACTGTTTCATTTGTTGTTGTATCCACAGTGACGCGGTGGTTTGAACGAAACGTACCATCCATTACCGGACTGCCAACAATCACACCTTGTAGCATCTCGGCACTAACTTTGCGTAAATGACTATCACCATCAGCCAATATTTGTAAAGCAAAACTAGACGGTTTATTTTTCCAGGCCATAGCTACACCTTCCGCAACTGGCAAACCCAAATACTCCTAGTCGGATCTGCACCAATATTCACAATCTTGAACCGACCCTTTAATGTAGCCCAGACATCACCAATCTGCGGCAAGCCAGTGACTTCATTCTGCAGCACAGTAGCCTTACAGTCTGTCACCTGATAATCAATAGGCTTGACCATATCCTTCAAATAAGAACCAAATAGCACGCCACGACCAGAATAAGATTCATCACCAATGACTGGGTAAGTCTGCGTTTCAAAATCAAACTCACCCGAGTAAATCAGTTTTTCACAGGTGAATGAATCCACAGCATCAGCTAACTTTTTATTAAATGCCGCAGCCACTTTAGATTGAATTTTGTTTTTGATCATGACTTTCGCTCTCTTCATACATAGCAAATAAGTCTTGAGCTATTCGTTGTATTGAATATGCTTCAAATTCAATGCTTGGCTCTTTTTCACCCATCAGGTGTTTTGTACGCTGCCAAATATGCACAGCTTCATGCAACAGTAAACCATGAACAATAATCAGTGATTTATCTTGCGTTTCCCCGAGCTGAACAATGCAGTGCCTGCCGCCATCGTAATAATCGACTTGCGCAGGACAGCCAAGAGATAGAAATTCATCCGAATCATTCATGTCATCAAACAGAAGATCCATATGCATTTGATTACGAGCAAGCGTGTACTTCGAATGCTCAAAAGGCGTGATATACCATTCAGGCACATAGTCGGTGTTAATCATGCTCGAAACACCTCAAACCCGAAGCCTTTAGGCTTTAAATCTAATGATGCAATGTAAGCCCGTGCAATTTGCTCGAACTCAGATACCTCAACACTACCCTCGGCAAAACTTTCGGTGACCTGCACTGTGTCTGCTTTTACGCTTTCACTGGTAGTTTGACGTGCAATGCCCGCGTAAATTACACCAGCTTGAATGCCTTTAATAATTTCACATGCGGCATCGATCAGGATTGGATCAATTGGATTAGGAACAAAGCCAACTTCATTCTTCATCCATGTATTTGCTAATTTAATGAGGCGAGCTTTATCACCAGCTGGTGCAAAGTCTGCCCCCATAATCTGCTCAGCCTGTTCTTGGGTAATAAAGCTCATGGGTTATTCCTTAGATTGTTCTGCTTTGGCGGCTTCTTCTGCGGCTTTAGCTGCTTTCAATTCCGCAGCAGTTGGCTTTTTGGTAGGTGGCTGTAATTCATCAATACGCGCCTGCATAGCAGCAACATCATTTTTGAATGCAATGAATTCACCTTGGGCTGTGGCTAGTTGTTCTTTCAACTCCACATTTTCAGCAACAACCTTTTCATATTCAGCTTTCGCATCATCAATCGTGGCTTGAAGTTCTGGTGTGATGCCAACTTTTGCTTCAATGGTGACAATATTGGAATTATTGCGCTTAATGAGATCAAGATAAGCCTTAGGAACATCACCAGCCACCTCTGAGCATGGTTCCAAAGTATCAGCCTCGTGATAAGCACTGGCTTTGCGGAGGATATAACCTTCACCTTGAAGTTTTGCCACATTTTCGGGAGAGAAGTCATCCGTGAAATATAGGCGTTTATTAGATTCTTGTTTCATGTTTTCTATTTCCAATCAGGCAAAGAAAAGCCCCTTTCGGGGCACTTCATTTAAGCAGACTTAATTAGGACGCCAGCTGTATCTTTCACGCTTGATGCGATCAGATCCCAGTTAGTTGGAGTGCCAATTGCTGCATCAGTTGGAGATTTGCCACCAGTAGCGGTATCCCATGCGTAACCTTTCACACCTGCACCGAATGTCCACTCAGCTTGGTAGGTGTACTTGATATTCTCACCACCGGTGCCCGGCACCAATTCAGCATTGAAGTCATTGTTGTCATTCACAACAACAGCGCCTTCAACAAGGCCTAGCGAGTTGTAGAATGCAGTGCCAGCATTATCACCTACTAAGGCTGGTGCATCAGTCACCACAAACACACGACCAAACGGATCACGAACCACATTCACACCATCATAACGGAACAGGTTTTCTGAGTTGGCCAGAGCATTGTCAAACAGGTTGTGCATCGTTGTGGAGTGAACAATCCAAGCACGAATTGCGCTTGAACGATCACCGAGTTTTGCCGCACCTTTGTTTAGCAAGCGGAAAGATGCCGCATCAGTACCATCACCATGTACCGCATTGAGATTACCTGAAATCGCAGAAGATGCACCCAAAATTCCCGCATTCAGCATGTCAGCTAAACGCGCTTTGGCCAACTGCTCACCAATTGTTAAGGCAGCAAGTTCAGGGTTTTGAAGAATCCAAGAATACTGCTGTTTTTCATATTCAATGGGTGGTGTACCTGCTGCGACTTTTACAGCTACATCAAGTAATTGTTCTAAACGTTTTGCGGTAACTGTACCTGTACCATATGCATTACGACGACGCACAATTCCAGCAATTGCCTTGAACGATGCTTCAATGTTGAAATCACCACCGAAAGGCTCATTGATCAATTGGATTGCGCCTTGTGATGCTTCGTTGAATTTATCAATGTCCTGTGCCACCGTTTCTGTCATTGCGGCATAGGTTTGCTTGTTAAATACCTGTAAATCAAAAGGCATATGCCTCTCCTTAAATTAATTTATGCTTGTTCGGCCACTTGCTTCATGTAAGCAATCTTTTCTTCTTTGGTTTTGCATTCAGCCAAAGATTTAGGGCCCGATTTGTTTCCACCACCACCCTGAAAACCCGCACCACCAGCTTGAGAACCTTTTAAAATTGAATCCTTATGTTGGTATCCGCCAACCAAAGTTTCTAAAGCTTCATCAAAGTCTGCGATTTCACCCGGGCGTGCACGTGAATAGATTTTTTGACCGTCTGCACCAACTGCCACGACCTTGCCATTTTCGATCTGGAAGTTCTTTCCAAACGTGGCTTGAATCATGTCTACCGGTACAGCGATGTTGTCTTGAATGAACTTAGAACGAGCAAAACCACCGCCAATAAGTTCGTTATGCAGTTGGGTTTGGAAGGCATCACGCTCTTGAACAATTGGTGCATATTTGTCTTCAACAGCTTTAATTGCTTCGAGTTTGATTTTTTCGACTTCACCAGCATCCACCAATTTTTTATCGTCGAAGTTTTTCAAGGTTTCTAACGCTTTTTTAGCAGCTGCTGGATCTTCAATGCCTTCGTATGCTTTAAGCGTGGATTCAGCCTTTTCATAGCGTTCACGGTTTGTTTTAGCTTCACCATTTAAACGTGAAATGGTAGCTACGGTTTGGGCTGCATCATGTGCTACTTCTTTGCCATCATCGTGAATATACAAAGGCAAGCCTTGCTCATTTACTTCCGCATATGTCTTACCGTCGATTGTTTGTGTTTTAAGTTTCATAAGTCATCCGACCCTATTTCTAAAATGAGCATCCGCTCGTTACGCTGTCCGCATCCGCTTTCAGCAGGCAATAAAAAAGCACCTCGGGAGGTGCTCTATTTGAATTTAGTTTTTTGGGTAATTGCAAAAAAGCAATAACCTTCGAATTTCTAAAGTTTGTTTTCTGCAAGTTAAACTTCTGTTACTGCTTTTGAGATGTCCTTATGACCTAAAGAAAGCCCTTTCGGGTCATGATTTGGATTATTTGCATTTGTTCTCTGGTTGGTTTAATTGCTCACGCAACCATTCAGACTCATCTTGCAGGCTTTCTTTGGTGTATCCCATTGCTCGGACACCTTCTGAAGCTCCCTCATACTCCTTAAATCTACTTAAGACAAAATCATAAAGTTCAATATTCTCTTTCCAACCTTTGCAATCTAGAGCTTTAAGTTTATTGGACCTAGCTAGATCCTCTTGCTCATTCTTTGCCTCTGTAGAAATCACTTGATTTCTGTCCGATTGTGTTTGAACGTATCGCTCCATTAACTTGTAATATTTAAGTTCAAAGTCTTTTTGAGTTGAAGCAAAAGAGGTGCTTGATACAATTACACAAAATAGAAATGCGAAAAGCTTCATTGTTGTTATCTGCCTAGTTAAAATAGTGATGACTATTATATTTAAACACCTAACAATTCAAAGGTTTTTTTATCTAAAACCTTCAACTCATCCAACGTATAACCACGCTTATTCAGCGGATCAGCAAACTTATCAATGCTGTACTCACCTTTTTTATAAAGCTCATACTTAGATTTACCCAGCCAAGTGCGCTGAAAGAACTCATCCGACTGCTCGAAAAACTCTTTAAATGATGTATTGGCATCAAGCTGGCCAATAAGATGTTTGCGCTCATCCTTGGGAATATCTTTGACTTTACGTTCATCCATAACAAAAGGCCGTAATCCACCAATCTCACCATCCTTATTGCAAGGCATATATGTTGTGCGGTTATTTGGATGCACTGGAAATCTTGGCCGCAATGGATCATCGATAGAAAATACGTCACCGTCGATTGATGCGCAGTACTTACAAGTGCGCCCATCCAAAGTGGCTACAACTTTTACATACTCATACCCAAGCGTCTTGTACGTATCGATATAAGTTGCAGTACTAATGTGACTGCGGGCTGTTCTTACTTGACGTTCAATTGATTCACGTGACGACTTAAGTAAGCCATCTTTATAATCTAAAGCCTTTCGCCCCTTGATTCGTTGCACAATCTGCTGATTGGTCTGCCCTTGAGAAATACCATCACGAATTGCACTTTCAACTTTCTTTCGTAGTGTTGCTGCAATATCTGCAAATAGATAATCAACCAAAGCACCACCTGAAAAAGGTGCTTTCTTTGCGGCCTTATATATCTTTTCAGCATTGACTACCGCAGCAGTACCAGCAACCAACTTCGCAGAATATGAAGCCTCATAAACGGCCAACTGTAATGCTGATTTATCGAACTGCTCAAACAAGTCCACATCAATTGATTTGAACCACTCATTCAGAATGGTCTTAATATCTTCAATGTTTTTACTTGATTTAGCCTTACTCGAAAAGTTTAGGCTTTTAAGTGCATTTCGCTCTGAGTCTGACAGCTCGTTTAAGATATCTACTAAGCGGTTTAACTGGCTATTGGAAAGATTATTAAACTGAGCTGTAAGTTCATTTACTGCTTGAGATGATGCGCGATAGAGATAAGCTGAATGTTGGCTCAGCGCATCAACCAAGGCTTTCTGCGCTGAAATGTTCATGTTTAATCCTTATCATCTAGTGAATCAATTCCACCATCTTCACGCTTTTCAATTTTCTTAACGATGTCTTCCCATTTATCTTCTGGGAAAGTACCGGTCTGCTCGTAGTGATACCAGACATACATTGGTAATTCACCTGCAAGACAAGCTTCGTAAATCAATTTTGAGCGTGTTGGGTCATATTTTGGTTTATTGAAGTCCTGAGCAATCGTAAAGCTCAGCTCATCCACTTTTAGATCATGTTCAGGCATCACAAATTTGGCACACCAGCGCAGTGCATTGGTAAAGGCTTCAGATACATTCGCCACAACGAGTGACAAAACTGAATGTTGAACTGAGCTGTCATTGTCTGCCTGAGTCGCTGTCTTGTTAGCGGATCCAACTTCAATTAATCGAGCGCCAAGCTCTTTCATTTGGTCCCATTTATCATTCATACGCTCATAAGCCAGTCCATTTTTTTCCGCTTGGACCATCTTTGCATCCGTAGGAATACCAGAGCGACTACCTACACTGGCTCCTGACTTCTTTACCATGGCGTACTGTTCTGGCGTAATATTCGGAAAGCACAAAGTAGGCTGACCAACAATAAATGCCGACTCTTCTACATCAGCAGTACTGGTGTAATAAGACAGCTCCATAGTTGCCAACTCATACAGTGGTGCTGTACCAATTTCATCTGAGTTATCTACTGCACCACAGAAAGTGAAAGGAATATAATCCCAAGGCTGACCATGGTAATCAGTTGGAATGTACTTCTCTCCTTCTACCCATTCGTGTTTATCGTTCTTCGTATAAATTTGAACTGTGTAAACAAAGCCGCTACCACCTTCTTCAAGCGCCAAAATTCGATACTGATCTTTAGTTTCAACCTTAAATCCATTGCGGGTTTTTACCGTCTCAAGCAGTTTCACAAAACTTAGCTTTTTCTGGTTACCAACAATGATGTAATCCCAATCAATAATTGAACTAGCCTTAAGAATATGGATCATCGGAAAAGCACCTTTAGACTTTTCCTCTGCCTTACTGCGACTTGGCGCAACATTTGGAAAATCAACATAAACACCACAGCGGTAGTTTCGGTTAATTAAACGTGTTGCACGTTGAGCACTCTGATAAATAGATCGGCCTGCACCATCAGCATTGCGCTCTAAATATTCCAATTCATCTGGTTTATTGAATACTGGTGATTTGCCATAAGCCAAGCCAATATGACTTGCCAAAGTACGGCTTGTCACACCGGGGAAGATTGCGCGCATCAAATATTCTTTATAGCGGTTTGTACCATCTGGATCATTCTTTGAATTAAACAGAGATGGCTTAGGCAGGTACTTCTCTTTTGCTGCCTTAATAACTTCCTGACCACCACAAACATCATCCAACTTATTCCAAGTCGCAATGTGCTTATCATAGTCGGCATGTGTTGCTGTAATGCTCATATTAGAATCCAAACATTGGTATATCGATGCGTGTGACAGGTTTAATAATTGGGAACCGCTTAACTAAAGGGTAACCACCAGCATCACCCACATGATCTAGTCCTGACTTTTTATCAGGCGCCCCAAAATCGTCATAAACTTGTTGCTCTAGAGTTTCGGTAAATCTAGGGCACTTATTGGTGTTTACCTTTAAGGTACGCTCACCATCACCATTTAAAATCAAGGCATTAACTGAGTTGATACGATCCTTAATTGCTGGATTGGTACCATTAACCTCAACTCTCAACCCTTTGTCTCTTAAAATTTGATGATCCGATTCACTACTATTTTTAGATGATGTTGATTGCCCAGCAGCATCTGGAATCACAGTCATTTCATGAAAAGGAAACCGCTCAATAAGCAATGTGGCCATAGTTGGTGTATCACGTACTCCTACCATCTCATCCAATGCCAAAGGTTTTCCATCACGAATTACATATACAACAGCTGCCATCTTCAGGACGTTAAAGTCCATCCCAATGATCAAATGCTCATTTGGTTGAATTTCTTCATCTGTGTGATTTAGTTTTCGATCAAAGTCAGGGTAAACGGCACCACTGGTTAGGTTGACGAATTGTCCACGTAAATATGCTGAAATTAATTGAGGTGGATACGACTCGTACAGTGATGAGATATAGTCATCAGGTAGATTCTTTTCATTATCATAAGTTGACGCCTGAATCATTCCATACAATGCACGTTTGGCGGGTGTTGAATTGGCTTCTTTTACAAACTGCTCATAAGTAAACTTAAAGCCCTCTGGAGTGGTGGCGACATCAATACCATTCATCAAACCTGCTTGTTTATAACGCATACGAGCAATGATTTTTCGCCAAGCCTGTTGCGCCTTATCCTTATTCATCACATCAAGCTCATCAATCAGAGCGTGACCAATTTTAAAACCTACAATCGTTTGTGGCTTTTCCATTGAGCGGCAAATAATCGTTGTTCTATATTGCCTGCCATAATAAATATCAACTTCTTTATTTGTTTCATAGATCTTGGCTTTTAAACCCCAATCAAACGCTACTTCATCAATGGTTGGAAAGAAGATGTCTCGAATCTGCGGATAGGTAGGCGCAAAGTAGCCAAGCGGCACTTTAGGAAATTCCCAAGATTTGTCACAAAGGCTCGAACAACCTACCCAAGTTTTTCCACTACCAAAACCAGCAACAAAGGCCCTGAATTTATTCTTCAGCTGAAGGAAGTTCGCCTGCGGAACATTCAGTGTCGGATTGATGTTCGGCATTTGATTTACTCGCATTTACAACTTGAATTGTGACTTTTACGGGAGTTGGATCATCTGCCCCCTCACCATCGCCATTTTTGATTTTGTCAATTTCAAGCTGCTTTAATTGAATATCTAAAAGTTGAGCATCATGACCGTGCATTTCATCTTTGATCTGCTTAATGATGCCTTGCTTCATGTATCTATTTTCACCCCACCCGTAATACATCTTCTGTAGCTCGGTAAGGCGTACAGCTTTATTGGCTAAAGGAATGTCATAAACATTAGACCTAAATTCAGTCCTTGTTTTTTGAAAAAGGTCTTTAAGCTTTTTACTTAAATTCCGTCCAGAGTGTTTTGTCGGGTCGTATAAAGCCACCTGCTGGCGACTAATTTCAATTTTAAATTCCTGCTTTACAGTGTCCGCTACTTGTTGAGGGGTTTCAAAGCAAGCAAGAGACTGGACTATAAAGATTTTTACAGGCTCTTTTAGTGCTGCCACAGCCACCTCTCCGTAAAGCTACGTAAAGCACGATAGATAAAAAAAATCCCCTGCTTAGGGGATCATTTTGAAATGCTTTAATGCTTCTTCAACTTTATCTCTGTGCTTTTCAGGGCAAGGTTTAACTCGCTCTTTGCCTTGTCTATTTGATCGCATAGCAACACCATGTTCTGATTTAACATGAGCAATCCAGCATGGTTGAGCTGTAATACCGTGTTTGCCTTTTATGAATTCTTGAATCTGCTTATATGTAGCCATATCACCCCCAATTTTTACCTAACTCTATTAAATTTAATGTCATTAGAAAAGTAGAAATGTGATCCTTTTTATCAAGCCAACTTCAATAAACACGTACCGCATGCATGAGCAATTTTTGCCTTAGAAATTGTTGGTCCGTTATTCACAAGCTCTGCCATTTTATGAATTCCTGAATGCCCACCATAACGCTGTACCACACCAAAAAACTCTTCAACATCATGTCCGCGTATTTGTAATACTGCATGCCCTGTTTGGCTGTCATAACATGGCCCACCATTCGGGCTAATCTTTTGCTTTAAGTGATAAAGCTCATGTTCAACCAAGGCCATGAATGATGAATCAGAACAGTCAGAGCAATACCGTGCGTCCAATGTGATTAACGCTTTTGGTAAAAACCCAAACCATTTAATCAATTGCGCTTCTTGTCTATATTTCTTCCACCCACTTGCTTGAAACTGAACAATCTCGGCTTGACCTAAAACCACACGACCTTGTTTTTCAAATGCACTTTCAGCCCACAGGAATCCAATGCCTGTGTGCCCAATCAAATGCATGTGGTCTTTGTTATATACATCGCTATTTGGATTAAGAATTGTCTCTTGCAGCCAATCATGAATATCAGTAGCTGGTTCAAATAGAAATTCTTCCGACCAGTCTTTATCAATAAGATGTTCAGGAGGGTAAGGTCTTTTCATAATCTTCAGCCATAAAAAACTCCCGAAGGAGATTTATTTTAAATATCCATCTGTATAATATTTTTCTACTTTAGCTCTCATTACAGGATCAACATCATCATCCAAATAAAAACAACTACGATATTTTTCTATTAAAACACCTATAAACTTCTGTTTATCTGGAATTGTATGCTTTAGCATTATTTGTGCAGCAGCTGTAATTAAGTTATTTGATTGACGCATCAAAACTAACAACATTTCATCTTTAAATCCCATTACATCCCTAGTAAAAGATTGCTTTCCAGTATGTACCAACGAATTTAATTGCTTAAGGTGATATTTTTTAAAATCACACAAATGATCTATTACTGGTTTAGCAGGCAAATCTGCCTTACTTAGCTTTTCCAGCATTTCACTTACCATTGGACAAGTATCACTTTCAAACTGCTCTTCAAATGTATAGCTAAAATTTAGCTTCGCTACTTGATGATTGGAAGCTATAAAAAGCAACCAGTAAGATCTAACTACTGCTTCAAATTGAGATCTAAATAGCACCATCGCTTGAATAGGTAACCCTATAGACAATAAGCTATTTACCCCAACTCCATGCTCAAATGAAATATAGATACATTGTTCAACCAACTCTAATCGAGGCCCGCAATCTATCACATCACTATCAATGATTTCCTGCTTTAATTCCCCAATCATTTGAAGTGAAGCTTCGAATAGTTTTTCTCTTTGCATTTTTATAATTCAAATATAAACCCTATTCGATCTTAAATAAGTTCAAGTTAATTATCTACCCAACACCACATCAAATCATCTGGCGTACTCAACCAACACCCATGTTTATTACAAAACGCATGTATGTCATTCAGGTACTCAGTGAACTGATCGACCGTTGCATCCGTTGTGCTAATCAATTCATTCAAGCCATCTGCCACTTGTTGATACATCGGATGATTTTGTTCTTTTAAAACTTTGACTGCGTTAAACGTGGCTCTGTACTGGCCCACATCATAACGCGCATAAATCCGAGCAAGCATGTGTTTCTTAAAATACAAATGCTCTGTGTCTTTATCTGTGCCCTGACGCTTGGACCACTGATTCATCCACATCCAATAAAGGCGATTCTGCGCCTTACTCCGGTCATCTTCTTTCTGATTGATCCGAACAACTAAAGGCTTGCCATCATTGAGCGCATTCGCATGGTGTTTGTGGATGTATGCAATAGCCCTGCCGACTTCTTCGAATGACTTGATGACAAATGTTGCGGGGTCGAGTTTTGGAGTAATCTTATTCATTTATTACTCCCATAAAAAAACCACCCGAAGGTGGTTATGTTAGTTAGGTTAGGTAACTCAACCAATCTTGCTTAACTCGCTCAATTTGTGACTGTGTTAAATTATCAAGCCCATAGATCGCATAAGTGATATCACCTTCAATCTGAGAGAAAAGTTTCATCATTCTCCCTTTATTACTCTCAACATATTCCGCTGGTAATTGATTTGAAGGAAAGAACTCTTCATCAAAAATATAATCACCGAAATCATCAAGTTTGGTAGAAAAACAAACAACTTTTTGCATGCTAAATCCTTTTAGCTATTTAAAGATGCACACCTTAAACTAATTTATTCTTACATACCAAATTTAATTTAAAACACCTCTTCCCTTTTACCCATCATCAACTCAGTCTTAACCAACCATTGCTCAAACAGCTTTTCGCTTTCTTCACGATTGCCCAACTTGAATTGATCAAACGCAGCATGGAATTTAAAACAAAGTGAAACTGTGAACTGGTCTGAACTTTTAATTGATCTACCCTTACCATGCTTTGCTGAATTGGAATGAGCAGCCTGACTATCTGGATTGCCACATCGAATACACGGCAGCTTTCTGATTTCAGCGAGTCGTTTTGGGCTACGCATATAAAGCTTCACGCAAATTCTTAATTCGATCTCTCAGCTTAATCATGATTCCATCAATTGCCAGCATCTCATTTCGCGTCAAACCAGTGCGACTCAGATTCTGATATTTCGACAGCTCAGCACTGCAAAATTCTAAGTCGTGTTTTGCCTGTACTTTGTCTGTCATAGGTACCACCAATAAGAAAAGAAAAACCCCTCAACATCTAGAATGCAAGGGGTCTTTGTATGCCGTAATACGTTCGGCAATTTTCAATCAAAAAAATGCCCACATCATTGGGGTCGACGTGGGCGAAACTTAAAATCCAAAATGTGGAGGTTTTCAATAATCGGTAAAATAGTATGTATTTTATTTGAGATCTAACTCATTTTAAAAATAAACTATTAATTACTAAGTGGTTTTAACGATTAAATTGAATTAAGTCACTTTATTTCTTTCAAACCACTACGACAAACCTTTATCTCATCACCATCAATCGTGTGATCAATTTCAACCGCACCATGGAAGCCGAATAAGCATTTTAAAAATTGGAGCATGTGGATCTCCTGAATATTGGCGCGCCCAGTAGGATTCGAACCCACGTAAGTCGGAATAGAAATCCGATGCATAATCCTTTCTGCCATAAGCGCTTGATCACCACGGTAGATCTATGCCGTGGTCCATAGCTACTCCCTACTTTGATTGCCAGTGAATAGGCACACTACTAATCAATTTTCGGTTTCGTACTGATTTTTCGGCGGGGCATCACTCCCAACTCAGATTTCACTTTCCTGCATATCCTATTCATGCTCGATGAACTGCATGGGTTGTACCCTCTTTCGCGGGGTCTAAGCGTAGCTAAATAGCTGTTTACGCAAATGCTGGCATGAACGCTCTCCAGTTAAATCACTTATGCACGTCATAAGCACCTTTATAAATTACAGGCAACAAAAAAGCCCATCAATTGATGAGCTTTTTTGGGAATATGGTGTGGCAGGCGGGTTCGAACCGCCAACTGGTTCTTCTAGATAAACCCTACAGTTCTATTTTTGCATCTTAGAGCCCTACTGCCACATTAGCCAGCTGTAACCATGGGATAAAACTTTTTTCATACTTGTACTACCTTTTAATTCATGAAGAAGCTGCAATTTAATAAAAATGTATTCTATCGTGGATAGAAGTGACGCATATTGCAGTAGGGCTCTAAGAATATAGCTTATTGTTAAAACTGTAGGCATGTCTATGAGGCCGACCGTCAAGCCTACAAAGACACACACTAAACTTTTTTGGTCTCGGATAACCGTAATACGACCAGTATAGTAAAACTATACCCTAGTCATCAGAATAATGATAGCCCTATGCTCGCAATTCTTTGTAAGTATTTTTCTTGTACTTTTTAATTGCACTCGACGCTTCATCAATTGCAGATTCAAGCGCCAAACTCATTAAATCCTCATACGGTTTCCAAGTTAAACGGTACACATTAGTTGTCATCTGCATCGAATTAATCCCCGCATAATACAATCGACCTTGCGCTGTAAAATTCCCTTCAAGCTCAGGATTCAAAGCAAAGTCAATTACCATGCGGGCAATCAAGTATGCCAAGTGATTCATAGTGATATGCTCAGGCTCGCGCTTCTTATCATCCTTAGCATTGACCAACATAATTTTAACCAAGTGATTGCGCACATACTCATAATCACTTTCACACTTCCCATCAAAGACAATAAGCGCTGTAACTGACTTTGCAAGCTGCGTCTCCATACTCGCAATCGCACCCAACCGATCTTCATAATTCAAAGGCTTCTCCCCAGTACCATGTGCCTGCGGTTCAAAGTTTGGTGACTTCGCTGTAATTCCCTTAGTCAACCATTCAAAAGGTTCAAATTTCTCTGCTACTGCATTCATCCCTAGTCCCTCAAATTTCATCTAATGTTTTAAAATCAACTTTCTTTAAATTACGTACCGCATAAGCTAGGTTTCTAATTTCAATTGTGTCGTTGTGAAGTTTGTTGTATTGCTGAGTCTTTTTAAGTAAATCTGCCTCAAGGTTTTTAATGCGTCTTTCACTTGATGCCCTCTCCTGAGCGCGAACCTTTGATTTAATCGCTTTCACTTGCTGGCGATATTGTGGAAACTGTTCAGCACCCCAGTTCTGAAAATACTTGCGCATAAAATCAAAGAAGCGACCATGCTTACCAAAAATAAAGATTGTGCAAAATATAAAATCAATCTGAATAATCTTTGGTAGTGACTCATGCCCAAACTCATGACGATGACGCACCCATAATCCTGTTAAGCCCGCAGTAATTAAAATCATCCCAATCCCTCAAACTTCTCTAATATCGATATCGTGTACTGTTTTCATCAAGTGTTTCTTATTGCGATAACTCGGTAAATTTCTCGTTCCCGGCGACTTCACATCCTCAACAATCAACTCCCCATTACTCAGGTATGTAAAATCCGCGTAATACCTCAATTCGGGTTTAGCCCTCTTCTCTCCTTCCAGTTTCACCTTAGGTGCCAGTACAAATTTGACCTGACACTTAAGCTCTGAAATTTCACCCCTTTGCATTAACGCTGTAAGCTCGATATAGCGCTTATATTCCTTGACGCTATCAAACTTCATTCCATCCTTTTCAGTGCGCTGTGCGTTGTATTTGCTGCGCCCTGACTTTGGTTTAACCTTAGGCGCATAGTTAGCGTGATATTCAGCGAGTGAGATGCTAGTCACCATCACCTCGCAGGACTTTTAGCTCATCGTTTAATCGTTCATTTTTCGCAGTTAAACGCATGATCTGAAGACAATCCCTAGCCTGAAGCCCTTTAATTCGCTTGTATTCCATTTCAGCATCTGTCAGGCGTAATGATTTCTGAGTGAGTTTGTTTGCTAATTGGCATCGACGATTGCGATGTTCATTTTTTAAATAAATCGCATCATCCCGCTCTTTCTCCAACCCCTCTTTTTCCGCTTTAAGTTGATCAATCTCCGCCTGACGAGCGTCCCAAATCATTCGACAAGCTTTTTTCAACAATATCGATTCTTCACTATGTGTTTGATCGATAGTTGCTTGAATGTTGGGAAACTTAATTTTAAAAAATTCTTCAAATTCACTCATCCCTCAATCACCCTCGTCGTTGGCGCAATATGATTGCGAATGTCTGATACGTTGTCAGTGCGGTCGTGGTCGGCGATGGCAGCACTAAGATCATCGTACGTAAACCCCTCACTTGATCTGTGCCACATCCCATTTATGACTGTGAACTTCATATCATCAGGACAACCAAGATTTTTAAGCATCCCTAATAAATTGCGTGCCTGCTCTAATCCATGGTCTTCAATAAATTGCTGTGCTTTCATCCCTTCACCCCGAATAGTTGTTTTGCTTTATCGGTTGGTAAGACGCTTTGAGGAGAGTTTCTTTTCCCATCTCCGAGCACATAACCAAGTTTTTCTAAAGAATTTACGTATCGCTGAACAGTTCGATAACTCGTATTGGTTACAACGTTATCAAGCACTTCTTGCACATAAGTAGCCCTACCTCTGAATGTGATAAACAGCAGAATATCCATCGTTGTTTCAAACATGTGTCCGTGTGATTGGCTTATGCTCATGCTGCACCACCTAAATATTCAAATGCGCTTTTTGCCACGATTGGAACTTGTCCATTTCCAATGGCTTTAAGTCTGTCCACCCGATGGGCCACCCCATTAGCCACTCGACCCAGTTGGGATTCAATGCCCCAGATGTGTCCGACACACTCATAGAAAGTCCGATCTGCTTCCCCTTTTGGATTCTCCGCTGGATCACTGGAGAACCAAGATTGCCTCGATCCCGACAATCTGATGCTTGCGGAGTTGGATAATTCTTTACCTGGCCCGCTAACCCATTTCTTGGATCCGCGCTCACTTGACCACGTTTGTTTCCGTCCAGTGCTTTTGGTGTAGCCCACATTTTCACAGTCGATTCCAAGCAAGGGTTTTTGCGATTTCTCTCCGATCGACAATCCTTTCGTGTTGAGTCTGATGCTTTTGGGGTGGGCAACAATCCAGATTCGGTCACGCTGATGGGGCGCTCCAAAGTTAGATGCTGAAAAACGTGCCCATTGTGCGTCATACCCCATTTCGGCAAGGTCACTGATGACTCGGGTAAGTCCTCTGGAAACAAGCATTGGTGAGTTTTCCACGAACACGTACTGAGGTCGTACTTCATCGATAATTCGTGCCATTTCTGCCCATAACCCCGAGCGCTCTCCATCAATGCCTGCACCTTTTCCGGCTGAGCTAATGTCTTGGCATGGAAATCCGCCAGATATAACATCAATAATTCCTCGCCATGGTTTTCCGTCAAAACTGCACACGTCAGACCAAATTGGGAAAGGCGGGAGAACTCCATCATTTTGTCGTTGCGCCAAAATTTGTGCTGCGTAGGCATCACGTTCAACTGCGCAGACTGTGTTCCATCCAAGCAAATGCGATCCGAGTATTCCGCCACCAGCGCCTGCGAAAAGAGCCAACTCATTTAAACCACCTGTATTATTTTGTTCAAGCCAATCGATCGTAAGGTTGTCATGTTGATCCTTCACACCCCACCTCCTACACGTTGATCCGCCCAATTACATTCCACAATCACCAGGCCATCATGTTGAAACCGTGACCAAAGACGATCACCCAAATCCTTTTGCAACTCCACCATCGTCATGTTGGAAATCAACATGGTTGGCTTAGCAGCGTCATAACGCGCATATAAAACTTTATGTACAAGCTGCAAACGATTTTCATGACGGTCATGCAAGCCGTATTCATCAAGAATTAACAGGTCATATTCAGTGAATCGGTGAATTGCGTTTGATTCATTGTCATCTGCTTTTTTCCAAGCATTCGCAATCTCATTACCCATATCTTCCGAAGTGATGTAACGAGCATATTTGCGTGATTCCAAGATGTTCCGAGCTACAGCGCATGCCAAATGTGTTTTACCTGTGCCTGTACGACCAACCATGATCAGATTACGGTTAACGCCTTGCTTGAAGTCCTTTGTGAATGCTGTGCAGTGTTGCTTGGCGTTCTGCTGACCAATGTTTTTTACGATGTAGTCTTTGAAACCGCTATTCGCATGACGAGATGGCAACTTAGCCCCTTCAAAATGCTTTTCACGAACCATGCGATTTACTTCGACTTCGTGATCCTTGTGAGCTTTGTTTAAAATCTCTGTAGCGCATTGCTTGCAAATTGCTGTTTGTCCAACTCGAACTTTTTGAACCTTGTGAGCTTCACAGAACTCCGTGCTCATTTGGATTTTTGTATTCAGGATTGATGCGTTCATACCAAATCCTCCAATTCAATGTTGTCACTGGCAGGTGCATACTGCTGAACTTCACCCCATGCATCGTTTACGTTTCGTGAGTTTTGTTTTTCAGGAATACGACCTGTTGATTTTTTAGCTTCACGCTCGGCCTTAGCCAATTGTTTTTCAAACTCCTGAAAAATCCACTGTGCAAACTTCCGAAGTTTTTGGTTATCAGTGAGCTGGTGATTGTTTTCATGGTGAGTATTAAAATTCCCAAGATGGAATTGAAAATCTTCCATGCTTAGGATTTCAGAAACTCGTTGAGAATATTTTGTAGTTCTCAAGGCAATCGCCAGTTGTTCAAGATCTGGTTTCCAATGATCGCTTTCTGAAAAATCTTCTTGCGCGTTTGTGTGTGTATTCTCTTGTTCCTGCTCCTGTTCCTGCTCTTGGCTTGCAAGGGGCTTCGAAGGGGCTTCGTTTATAACTACTTTTTTAACTGTATTTTGACGTTTTTCAGTCATGCAAAAAGCTTGACTGTATTTATCGTAAAAGCTTGCTAAATAAGGGTTTGAAGGTAATGAGTTGTATTCGTTTTGAACACCAATACTGCGCTTATCAGTACTCTTTAATTTGTCAGCAATTTGGAAGCGAGCCATTTCATGCACCCACACCATTTCGGAAGCGTGGTCATAACTGCAAAAACCTGCTTCGCAAGCCCATTGAAGCCCCTTCGAAGCCCCTTCCATGCCTAAGCCTGTTTCATGAGCTACATATAAAAGTGGCATGTAGTAAAGCCCCAACATATTTGCGTGAGGGCTAGTCATTAGATACATAGACACCACTAAAGACTCAGGATATTGTCTCAACTGTTTACCAGTCGATCCTGTCCAAAAGTGTGGTGATACTTTTCCATATTCGCGCATAGCTTCTAAGCTCCTTCGAAGGGGCTTGTAAGGGTTAAACCACTGATGAAATGAATATTTTTAGGACTTAGACATTTGCCCCATTGGGGCTGTTGTGCTAAATTAGTTTTCATATTCAATGACTCCTGTTATTTGAATTACTAAAAGCCTGATCTTGACCATCAGGCTTTTTCTTTGCCTAAATCCCTGCAAATCCCTTCCGATCCCTCATGAAATTGAACCTCGGTACTTAAATCCCGCAACAAAGCTGACACTCCCAAGCGCTCGAATGATTTTGCTTGTAAATTAAGTACATGCCACTCACCTGCTATTTCTTTTTCGAGTAAATAAGCAAGGTACTGGGCAAGATCTTTTCCTTTGATATTTGAGAGAACCTTTGCACGTTCATGGTTCTCAGGAGACAAGCGAACATGTGTAGATTTTTTATCAAGACTCATAATTTTTACCTACTTAGGGAGTCCGACTTTCAGAAGTATTTCTTTAGAAACCTTCCCCTTTGTCTTCGTCTCAATAATTTCTGAATAATTTGTTTGTCCGGTGTACTCGGTACGTGGTAGCGAGTCCTTCTCAATCCACTTGTACATAGCTCTTGGAGTTTTTCCGATCCAAGCGGCTACTGTGTAGACACCGCCAGCATCATCAATACACGACTTTAGGTTCATTTTAACCTCCAATATGAACTTATGGTTCAACTTTAACAAGAACTGATACTTCTTTCAAGAAGTATTAATATGAACCTATGGTTCTTAGGTAATTAAAAATGACTGATCATTTGGCTGAATTCTCAGATCGACTTAATGAAGCGCTCGAAAAGAAAGGTTTGCCCGTTCGTGGAAGGGCGACTGAGTTAGCTAATTATTTTAAAATCACACCTAAAGCCGCTGGAAAGTGGATAAATGGGGAGGCCTTACCTGACACAAAAAGAATTATTGACTTATCAAAATGGCTGGGCGTTGGTGTTGAGTGGCTCCTTACGGGGAAAGATGCGCCTGTAAAGCTGGATAACAATGTTGATTTATCCCAAAAGATTCCTCTTGAAGGTCGTCCTGTTCCTGTTATTTCATGGGTGGCTGCTGGATCTTTTGACCCAATCGAAACCGTCCTTAGAGACACAAAAGTTGATGAGCATCTCCCTCCACTCAAGGAGTGTGGCAAGAATGGATATGGCCTTATTGTTGTTGGAAATTCTATGAAGCCAGAGTTCAAGCCGGGCGACCGCATTTATGTCAATCCTGATATACAAGCCTTTGATTTAAAAACTGATGATCTGGTGATTATTGCTTGTAGCGGAGATACGGAAGCGACATTTAAAAAATTAATTATTGAGGGTGGTGATAAATATTTACAGCCACTTAATCCGAACTGGCCCGAACAAATCATTAAGTTGACAGAGGATTGTCGCTTAGTCGGCAAGGTTGTTGGTCTACATAGAAAATTTTAAGAAATAAAAGCCGCTATATGCGGCTCTTAAAATTTAAATTTATCGACACTATTCTTCTTTACTAAATCTAGTACAATTAAGTTATGTAATTTGGAGCTTTATGAATTAATGGCTATTCAATTGGTTGAGCACTCACCCATAGCACTTCAGCGCTATATGACTGACATGAGCTTGTCAGCGGATGAGCTCGCCCATTTAACAGGAATATCCAATAATAAAATTAATAAAGCCTTGGAAGAAAATAATGTTTTTAAGCTTAGTCAGCTAGAAAATATTGCAAAAGCACTGTATGTACCAACGGTTTACTTAACTACTCATGATTTTTTTTATGAGCGAAATAATCCTGAATTAATTGAATTTAGAAACCAAGTTAATATTTCTGAAGATAAATATAAAGAAAATGCATTAGTTCAAGAATTTTGTTTGGTAAGGGATAACTATATATCTGTTATTGAATCATTAGATGAGGAAGTTCAATCGTTTAATCTTCAGCTTACAGGTGAGAATCCAGAGCTAGATGCAAAACTAATCGTTGAATATTTTGGCTTTTATAGTCACAGCAAAAAAACGAAAAACTCTGATGATTATTTTAATGCCTGGAGAGATATTGTAGAACTCAAGGATGTTATTGTGATTGATCGAGGGCGAGAGAAGTTTGGTTCTGATGGCATGTGTCTATATTTTAGTGCAGCTCCAGTCATTGCTATTTTTAGCTCAGGCCAGTCTCCTTCAAGAAAATTATTCACATTAATTCATGAGATCGTGCATTTAGGCTTAGGTGAAAGTGTTTTTGATGGACACTTGTTAGAGTCTAACAGTAAATTAGAAAAATACTGCGATCGTGTGGCTGGCTATGTTGTTGCTCCCCCACAAATTGTCAATGAGTCTTTCAATAAAGCCTTAAATCTTGAAGATAATATTTTACTTATTCGCAAAAAGACGAAAGCGAGCAAAGCAGCAATTGCGATTCAGCTTAAAATATTAGGATTGATTAATCAAAATCAGCTAAATGAATACCTTGACTATATCAAACCCAAAGAAGGCGGTGGGTTTGGTTCAAAAAAAGAAAATATGGTTCTCAAGTATTTTGGGCATAGTTTTGTTGAGAAAGTAATGAGTGCAATGTGGCAAGATCAAATATCATCAAATATTGCAAAAGACATTCTGGGTTTTCACAAGAAATCTAAGCCTTCTGCGTTTAAAGAATTACAGCAAAAGGTATTCTAATAATGATGAAAATTAGTTTAGATACAAATGCTGTATTGGATTTTTGCTACAGAACATATCCTGAAGATGTCTTTCCTCAATTATGGGGAGTTTTGCACTCCTTTAAGCTTGCTAATACAGTCAAATTCTTTATATGTGACTCTATCTTAAGTGAAATAGAGCAAAAAATTTCTGATTATAATTATGATGAGGATATTTTTCAGAATTTCTTAGATAGATTTTCGGTTCGAAAAATCACATCAGATGAGCATGGAGCTTCTACTCTAGAGCTTAAAAAACAATTATTAAGGTTCCCCGCCTCCTCTGACTCCCATCATGTTAAGAAAGATAATTACGCTGACTTGGATGTTATTAGTCTTAGCCATCATCTTGGCTCGGGTGCTTGTGTTTTAACGTGTGAGCAAAAAGCGCCTGTGTTTAATTGGGATGCGAAATCCCATAAAGGAAACCTTAAAGTTCCAAATATATGTGAAAAGTTCTCGCTAGATTGTGGTAACTGGCCTCAGGTCTTATTAAAACTTGGAGTTGTAGTTTAATTTAAGTCAAATATCTCTTAATCAACCCATCCCTGTGATGGGTTTTCTTTTGTCTATTAAAACATAAAGATGAACAAAAAGTTCAAATAAATGTACTTTTGGTACTTTACATATATGTACTTTTGGTTCATTATTATCTCACAGACAACAAAAAGCCCCAGCGTTGCTGTAACAACCTGGAGCGTGGCCCACAACCTAACCTCGTGAGTGATTCAATTATGGAACAACAATTTTCACATAGCAATACACCAGAGTTTACTTCTAACAAAAGCCAAACATCTGCGCGTCTTTACCAACACCCTACAGCTGAAGAAATGAAGCCTTCAAAAGCTAAGAAACGTATTGGTGATTTCTTCGCTATCGCCCTACTTGTTTCAATCTTCTTTGGATTGGTGCTAATGGCTTTCTATAAACACGCGGAGCAAATGGATCGTCAGACTGTTGTGGTAATTAAGGGAGGCGTGTGATGAGTCTTAAAAAGTTTTCCGCAAATTTAAAATATGAATCTCAAGATGGTTGTGAATATTCATCTGAGTATTTCCAAAACCCAAAAAATCCTGAAGCAAATAAAGTGTTGCTTGATCTTCTTGAGCATATCTCATGGATGGGTGCCGTTGGTGGGCAAGCAGAAGCTACCAAAGCAACTTTTGAGCGTGGATATAAGCAAGGCCTAGAGCGCAAAGACTACCTAGACTCACTCAAGGAGTCCAATTCATGAACATCAAGGCTAACACTTTAATCCTTGCCCCTGTCTTCCCTGATTTTGAAGTGGCAGAGGACATTGTTATTCAAGATGGCAAGGTTGAATTCACGCTCCAGTATCGCTTCGACTTTATCAGTGATGCGTCTATCGAATGCAGCATGCCATTACTTGAGTGCACACAAGGTTTTGCAGTTGGTGATTCAGATCCACAAAACTACCATGAAATTGATATCCCTGCTTTTAAAGCAATTGAAAACACACTGGTAACTGTAATGAAAACTGATGCTGTGGCAACTAAAGAAGGCAATGAATTTGTCTTACTTCCTGAGCAGTTACGTGCGTTGAATGTGTTGATTGTGGATTGGTGTGAAGAGCAGTTTTTAAAAGAATCTGAACAGCAAGCTACTTATGTTGCTGAGGATATGGCAGAGGAGATTTACGGATGAATGCGAAATTAGAATTAGAAATCGCGGATCAAAACATTGTTGTATCTGCATTTCGCACACCAGGCGGTACTGCTGAATTATTCGAGCGCATTGCTCAAGAAGCGCGTTCACATGTTCCTGATGTGACCACTAAAAAAGGACGAGATCAGATTGGCTCACTCGCTCTAAAAATTAGTAAATCCAAGACATTTATTGAGAAGTGTGGCAAGGAATTGGTTGCCGAGCAAAAGGCTCAAATCAAGCTTATTGATGATGATCGTATTGCAGTTGTCAAAAAGTTTGATGAACTGCGTAATGAAATCTTGGCACCTCGTGATGCTTGGGAACAGGCTGAAAAGGATCGTCTGGCAAAGCATGAAAATCATATTGCAACTATTCGTATGGTTGCCTCATTAACTACCGCTACTGATAGCGAGTGGACAGCTTTTACCATCAAGGAAGCGATTCAAACGCTTGAAGATAAGGTAATTGATTCTTCTTTTGAGGAATACGAACAAGAAGCAAAACTTGCCAAACTTGAAACACTTGAATCTTTACGCACCGCCCTGACCATTCGTGAAAAATACGAAGCCGAACAGGCTGAATTAGAACGCCTTCGCCTTGCTGAACAGGCTCGATTACAGCGTGAACATGAAGAGCGTATTGCCCGCGAAGCTGCTGAAAAAGCTACTCGCGAAGCGGAGGAAAAAGCACGTTTTGAAGCTGAACGTGTACAGCGTGAAAAGGCTGAGGCAGAACAGCGTGAAGCTCGATTAAAAGCTGAAAAAGAGGCTGCTGAATTGCGCGCTGTGCAAGCTGCTGAGAATGAGCGTAAGCGCATTGAGGCTGAACAGTTTGCTCAGGCTGAGGCTGCACGTAAGGCAGAAGAGGCACGTTTGGCTGATGTTGAGCACAGAAAGCAAATCTGTGGCGAAGCGCTTAAAGGCTTGACTGATCTTGGTGTGAGTGTTGATCAAGGTAAAGCCATTCTGAACGCAATCAATAAAGGCTTAGTTCCTCACGTATCGATCAAATTTTAAGGAATAAGATTATGAATGCAGTAGCTCAAACAAATCCAGTATTGCCAGTAAATTCACAAACTTCAAACCTTGTGCTTGATCCAGTGGCGATGCAAAACATGGTGTCTTTTGCGGACTTTATGAGTAAAGCAACTATCACTGTGCCAAAACATTTACAGGGACAACCTGGTGATTGTCTAGCTGTAACCATGCAAGCTATGCAGTGGGATATGAATCCTTTTGCAGTGGCTCAAAAAACCCATATTGTGAACGGAAATCTCGGTTATGAAGCTCAGTTAATTAATGCGGTCATTATCTCTAAGGGACCTATTGTTGGCCGTCCTGATTACGAGTGGTATGGTGACTGGTCAAAGGTAGATGGTAATACTTGCAAAGCTCATGATATTGGCGTCCGCACTTGGGTAACTATTAAAGGCGATTCAAATCCACGCGTGCTTGATGTTTCATTTGCTCAGGTTGGTACTGTTCGTAATTCGCCATTATGGGTGAATGATCCCAAGCAGCAAATTGCATATTTAGCAACTAAAAAGTTGGCACGCCTTCACTTCCCTGATGTGATTTTGGGTGTTTATTCAGAGGATGAACTGCTAGATCACGCACCAATGATGGATGTAAACCCTACTGAAAGTAATGCTGAATATTTGAAATTTGAAGCAGACCACTTGCCGCATTTTCAAAATGAGGCTCAGTATGGATCGGATCGATTGAGCTCTGCGTATGCAAACCTGCCTAAAGGTGAACACAAACGTATTTTTTGGACCACTCATTCAGTAAATCTTAAACAAATAGCTGAACTAGCTGATCAAGCATTAGCACGACAAGGGGAAACTTATGACCATTCTCCAGCGTAGTGAAGGTTGGTTTGCAGATCGCTGCGGCAAAGTGACTGCAAGCCGCATTAAAGATATTGGCGCAAAACCAGTTAAAGGCAAGAAATACAACGCCCTAACATTAACAATTCTTTCTGAGCGCATTACTGGCGTTCAGGAGGAAACTCCAACCTCAAAAGCAATGCAATGGGGTATAGATCAGGAAGAAAATGCGATTGCCGCTTATGAAAATGAGACGGGTAATTTTGTTAAAGGCACGGGGTTAGTTGATCACCCGGTCATTAAATTAAGCGGTGCATCGCCTGATGGATTAATTAATTTAGATGGTCAAATTGAGGTTAAGTGCCCTGCTACAACAACTCATTTGAACACGTTACTCACTAAAGAAGTGCCTGCGGAATACATCCCGCAGATTACTTGGCAATTGGCGTGTACTCGTCGCAAATGGTGTGACTTTATTAGCTTTGACCCTCGCCTGCCTGAGCATCTGCAAATTGTGATTATTCGGGTATTTGCGAAAGATTTGGACATTGCAGGTGTTGAGCAAGCAGTTATTAATTTCAACATTGTCGTTGATAAAGCAATGGCTGAGCTCAACGCAGAATATGAGGTGCCAGCATGATCTTCCGCATCAAAAATAAACATGCCGACGGCTTCAAAATTTGGTTAGAGAAGCTCGGTTATGTGAAGAAAGTCCTTGCAGATGGTAGCTGCACTTTTAGTGGAAAAGGCACACGTAAGGCTTTGAGCTATGTGTTTGTAAAGAATGATTTAACGGGTAATTCTGCATGCCAAGCGTTATTTGATGAATATGAAATGCACTTGCGCAGCCCTGCTATATCAGATGAAACGAATGAAAATTTAGCGCGTGTCGTGGCTAATCAAATAATGAAGGTGGCGTAATGGAAGTAAAACAATTAGAACCGGCTGAAATTGTACGTAGTGAAATGGGTACTTGGACTCATCCTGAGTATGCAAAATATTTAGCTGAAAAATTTGAAGATGCTGAGTGGATCGATCAAAAAGATTGGGATGAGTTAAAGCGTCACTTCAACATTGATACAGTGACTTTATGGATGGAAGGTTGTGTAAACGGTGACGATTGGGAAGCCATGATGGATGATTGTGATATCACCAAGTGGGACCCAATTGCTCCAAATGGTTTCTTTTTAATTGATATTCATTTTGGTGAAGATGATGCATACGCATTGTTTGCCCGTAATAAACGTGAAGTCGAGGTGGCGTGATGGATATTCAAAAAGAAAGAGAAGCGTTTGAGCACCATCTGACTGACACTGGTCTTGTTGAGTTTGCTGGATATGGTTTTGAAGTTGATGAGTGTGATGAATATTTACATGAACCAACTCAGGTTGCATGGGACTCTTGGCTTATTGGGTTAGGTAGATCCAAAGCCCAAGCGGTGCTGGAATGGATTGACTACACAAAGCAGTCACCGCGTATTGATGGTCGCTATCAAATATTTATCAGCGGCGAGCAAATTACTGCTGACTGGCAATCACCTTTTGGATTTTCAGATCCAGTTGAAGGTGAGGCGCTTATTCAGGAGTTGATTAGTCACTGGGGAATGTTGCCTGAACCGCCGAAACCACAGGAGTCAGCCAATGACTGAAAAACAAGTTTGTGAAGTCTGTAACGAAAAAACAGGCAGTGCAGAAAAAGTTGAAAGCATGATTATCTGTGATGATTGTCACGTTTATTTTGAATGCATGGACTGTGCAAATGATAGTTTGGGTGAAGCTTGGTCTAATTTTGAGAAAGCAAATCCCGATAAAAAGTGTACCGAATGCATGGTTTGTGGTGAATGGGTTGCTCTAAAAGAAATAACTGAACATGATTCATGTCCTCGATGTGGCGGCGATCTAAATGACGTAGAGGAAACACAGGAGCCAGCCAATGACTGAAGCTAAAAAAGAACAGTGTGTAAATACTGGTAACTGGGTTGAAATGTGCGAATTTCTCAGTGAGGTGACTCGCAATCAATATGGCGACATTCAGGGTCTAACCATGAGTAGACGTGACATTGATTCATGTCGGCTTGAAATTGTAGCTGGTCGATTCAAAAAGAATCGCGTTGCTTTAAATTTTTGCCCTTTTTGTGGTGTTGATATTCGCACTGAACATAAGGAATAAGCCAATGACTGAAATTCAATTAACAAAACCTCAATTCGCCCAGCTCCAAATTGACAACTTAACGTCAAAAGACATGCCCTACTTTGAAAACTGGGATGCGCAGGAAATTGGACTGTTTAATGCGTTTGTGAATGCAGTCGATTACGACAATGAGTTTACGTTCAATATGCGTGGTTGGTCACGTCAGCGCGTAGTGAATGGCACAGGTGGCATGATCGAAGTAAATGAAATGAATGCGGATGAGCTATACCACTTGTTTAGTTGTTATTTGAGTGGGTTGCCTAGAAATGTGATGGAAAGTTTGAAGGAGGTGTCTTGATGAAATCCAATGCTGAACATGAATTGCTTCAAGCTATCTTTAATGAAATGCAAGAGCTAAAAAAAGCTATTCAAAAAAAGGATGAGCGTCGAGTAAATGTGAGAGAGTTTTCCCAACGATTAAATATCTCAATCCCCTCTCTTTATTCTCGTATTAATGATGGTGTGATCCAAAAACCAAATAAGGATGGAAAACTAAGTTACTGGCTGAATAGCTATGTAAATGAAGTTGTCACACAGCCCTCAAACTCTGATAAAGTAGCCGCTTAA